GGTATTGCAAATTATTTGATGCGTTATGTACGTCACCTGTCGATGGGGAAGCGGGAAAATTTAATGTCATGATTTTATGTAGCTGAATCTATGTTTGTTGCATAACCTGTAACTCTTCCTCCATTTCCTTCAATATAAAAATTATCTAATGTGTTTCGTATTCCTTTACTTCCAGAAGTAGAAGTATGATTTCCAATAATAAAATAATTATCTAATTGTCCTGTTGCTGCAGGGTTTGCACTATTACCTGTAATTTCAAAAGCAAATGGTGGCCCGTCTTGAGAAATAAATCCATCAACTGCAAGATGATCTCCAAACGAAGTTGTCACACGAAAACCTTTTACAGCATTTCTAAAGCCCATAATAGCTAAATTTTTAAAAACTACATTTTTAGCATTACGATAAACATAAACTACTTCACTTATATCTGTTGATGCATCTGAATTTGTACCATCAGTTCCACTTATTGCTGGTTTAGCGTCACCAGCTAAATCAAAAGAACCATCTTGAATCATAATATTGTTAAATATTGCATTTTCATAAGCATAAAATTGAATTTGCCTGTCTACTTTTACCAAAGTTTTATCAAATCCAGTCAAAACTCCTCTTGGTGCAATAATCTGTACATTTGATATTGTTATATTTTTAGCAGTAGGACTGCCACCTGAATATGCAATACTGCCATTTCTTATTTGATGGTCTGGATTTGTAATTGTACCACCTCCTAAACTTGAACTACTAAAAGAAAGTTCACCCCAACCTGTATGTTTTATATCCATACCTTCAGCACAATTGGTTATGCGTAATCCATCTACTGTAATGTTGTAAGGTGCTGGAGCATAATCATGTCCCTTGATTTGCAATCCTTTACAACCTCCAATAGCATAGCAATTTGAAATTGTTACATTACGACTTCCATCATCTATTTCATAACAGTTAGTGTTAGCTGCTACTAAGACTCCACTGGGATTTCTAGACTCACAACCTGTAATTAAAATATCAGTTGAAAAGTGCGTTGTAATATTGTCATCACCAGCACCTTTAGCAAAACAGTTTTGTATAATTACATTTTTACATCCTTGATCCTGAATAACAACACAAGCTGTTCCAGAACTAATACTAACTGTTGAGTCTGTAGTGACTGTAAATGTATTAGCATCTGCTACTGTAACTACATCATATAAACCATCATGTGCTGTGCTACCAGTAATTCTTAAAAAGATTTGATCGTCAACACTAAAACCATGTGCAATTAAACTGACAGTAATTGTTTTACTTGATCCAGCAACAGTAGCATTTGTACGAGCTACAGTGTCGTAAATTTGAGGAGTACTAGTAGTTAAAGTGCCCCCAAGACTTCTTCTATACTTTGGCGAGGTTACATCTATACAATGCTTATAAGCGTTAAGAGCTTTTACATTATTAACTAAAACATTTTCACTAAAACAAATACACAAAGTACTACTATTTATATCTTGAAAATTATTTCCACCTAAATCTGTATTAACAGTAATAGTTGATGCTGGACTTCCAATAACAGTACCATCATTAATACGAGGATCAGTTGGTTTTGCTTCAGTATCGTTTTGATTACTAGCACTAGAACCTATTCTTGTAGTTCCATCAGTATTAGTAAAACGACTTCTATTAAAATCTAAAGTCATGTGTTCTATGACTATATTTTTTCTTTTTTGATCTCTTTGCCCTGTAAGAATAAGACTTCTTACAATATCAATATTGTCTTGCATTTTTATAATACTGTTTTCTCCAGCACCATAAAAGTAAGTATTACTAGGAATTAGGATAGTGTCGTGAACTATATAAGTACCAGCAGGTAAAAAGACATTAGCTGTACCAGCAGCAGCGTTTAAAGCATTTTGTATTGGCGTTGTATCATTATTACTGCCATTACCTACAGCACCAAAATCTTTTACTGATATTGTATCTTGAAACTTACTAGCTACAGTTCTTTGAGTACCACCTGTTTGCGTAAATGCTAATTTAGTTGCAGCAATAGCAGCATTAGTAGCTACATTTGTATTTGTAATGTTAGTTGTAAATTCATCAGCATCAAAAGCAGGATTTTCTTCTACCCATTGTGATGAATCTACGTCTGTGTAGTAAATAAAACTTCTACCAGATACTGTGTCGTACCATCTATCACCACTAACTGCATCAGTAGGTGGTGTGTTTGAAGTTGTTGAAGCTGGTATTCTTGTATCTTTTTCTTGTAATTTAAATAAAATCTGATCGTGATTAGTATTTAAATCTTTTGCACGGATAGAGGACCCAGCAGCATAAATACTTCTGGCTGCATCTATGTCTGTTATTCGTGTAATTTTAATGTTATTACTTCCAGTAGCTGGAGCCGTGACAAATACTATATTAGTCCCGACAACAGAGTAGTCAGTTGTTTCTGTTTGTAAGACACCGCTAATCCTTACTGCTATATCAGAAGTTCTTAAATATTCAATTGTAAATGGAAAGTTAGTTTGTGAACCATTTCCACTAAAAAGTTCTTCAGTTGTCTTTGTTGTTGCCATTTATTTGTATATGTTGAGGATGTTAGCTGTATCTGAACGTTTTTGAATACGTGCAATTTCTTTTTCACGCTGCTCTAATATAACTTTCTGTACAACTTCTTGTCTGCTAATCGAAGCCCAAGCCTTTCTACGTGCCGTATAAAATAGACTTTCTATAATCCTATTATGGTAGTAGTCCCTTACATCAAAATCGCCACGTCTACCAGATTTTATATCTTTGTACATTTCTTCTAATGATGCTAGTATTTTAGGATCTTTAGCTAGTTTATTAAGTTTTAGTTCTAAGTTTTGTAAACCTATAGCTTGTTGAAACAAAGATCTAACCACTGGAGTATCTGTAAGCTTTGTGCCGTCAGGTGCATAGTATGTAGATGTACGTAGATCATAACCACTATTAAATAGTAATTGTCTACCTTCGCTTTGTTCTAAGTTAAGTGTTACTGGACTTACAGCATTGTATGCCCTTGTTAAAAAGTCCCAATCTTTGAGTGGTTTACCATTTAGTAGGTCATACTTTTTAGGTAGCTGTTGTGTGCCAGCTAGTTGTTCAGTAAGTAAGTTTCTGTTACGTATTGATTGTATCACACCTGAGTTTATTTCACGCATGTATGGTGTAAATAATCTACCAAGCTCGTTACGTAAACCAGCAAGAGGTACAGTATTGTTAGCAAGAGATGCTACAATACGTTGACCTTGACCGGGTCTAGCACCGAATAGATCTACAAACGACTGTATGCCTGCTAGATATGACTTACTTGTAATAGCTTGAGCTACAACAAGAGATATTTTACCTAACTGGTTTTCTGTCCACTCTTCACCCATTAATTCACTTGCATCACCTACGTCAGCGATTGTAGACATAATGAGGTTAAATGGTTCAAAGTTATCGTAACCAACACGTACAGCACCTAGCTTAATTGTTCTAGGTTCCCATTTACCATCTATCCAGACCTGTCTTTTCTGTCTGTCAACTGGACCATTACCATTAAGATCACCACGCATCCATGCCTGTGTAGCCATAAATACTACAGCAGAACCCATTGCAAGTCGACCTGTTTGTAAAGCACGTGCATTAGCAAGCTCTTCTGCTGAGAAAATACCATACTTGTTTACACTAGCTAGATCGTTAGGGTTAGCAAATGCTATGTCATTAAACTCTTTGACTAAAAAGTTAAAACCGGGTGTATACTTACCTGTAAGTGCAAGTCCGTTGACACCAGTTCTAGCAAACAAAAAGAATGGTTTAGCTAGAGGTGCGGCACTAAATACATCGTTAAGACCTTTTGCAAAGCCTGTAAGATCTTGTGTTAGTGTTACTTCTTTACGTGCAAACTTTGTAGCTTCATCAACAATATTACCATCTTTGTCAAACACTTGTGCATAAAAATCATCTTCGTATGCTTTCATCAAGTCTTTGTTTATTTCTGGTAGCTTAATGCCATCAATACTTTGCATGTCTAGGACTCTACGCATAGCTTTTTCACGCATCTTAGCACGACCAAGAATATAACCAAACGCATCGTCAGTTGCAGCCATAATCTTTGTAGAGTATGTCAAGAAGTTAGTGTTGTTCATTTGACGTGCCATGTTAGCCATACGAAATGCTGCTACTTCACCAGCGTCAGCTCTACCGCTATCTTCTGCCCAACGACGTAGTATCTCCCAGTTATCATCTGCCTGTGTATACTCTGAAAAACGTGTTTTAATTGTACGTATATCACCTTTCCAGTATGAGTTTAGTTTTTCTCTAAACAAAGTAAACGACTCAGGTATAGCTTCTATCATGCCGTTGACCGCAGCTAGGCTAGTTCTAAGTGTAGCAGAATCACCCTCAAATGGAAAGCGTACAACTGCTCCTAGTGCTGTAGCTAGCGGTCGTAAGAACGTTGCAGTAGATGTACCCATGATTGCTCGAACTGGTGTTTTTGGTCCTGATAAAATACTATGACTCATTACACCTTCTAATTCACGAATCAGTGCACCTGTTCTAGGTGAACCATCTGCAGTTAAGGAACCACCTTTGAGTATCGTACGTGCCCATCTGTCAAAGTCTTCGAGAGTATTGACATCTTTCATCATAGAAAAAGCTTCAAACAACGCATTAAGTAGATTGTCATCAGGATCATCTTTTGCTATCTTCAGTACAGACATAATAGAGTCTTTTGTATCTTGCATTTCTGCTGTAATAACTTCGTCTACTATCTGTGATTTTGGTTGTTTACCAGCTTGTAATTGTCTAAATGCGTCAGATTTTAAGAATCTAGCTTTTTTAGTTTGGTATAAAGCTGTTAACATTGTATCTACAACTTGCTTGGCTGGTCCGTCTACATCGTCTAGGTCGACTAGATCTGCTATTTCACGTCCAGCTGTGCCTAAATCTCGTAGCTGTTTAAGTAAAGAACCGACAACTAAGTCACCTATAACTACATTCTTAGATGTCCATATCTCTATACCATCAACAACATCAGGTTGAGCTTCTAATAACTCTTTTAGATATTCTTGTGGTGACAGTTCTATAGCGTCTCTACCTTGTGTTATACGTTGATGACCTTCTATAGCTTCTCTCCATCTAGATGCTAGCTTTGGTACACTACCTTTTACAGCGTCAAGTTCTGCCTTAAACTTTGCACTGCTCATTAGTCCACGCATAATACGTTCTACTTGTTCTTCATCTGTAGCACCCTCCATAGCAATACGCTCACGTTCGTATGGTGTTGTTACAGAACCAGTAGATCCTTCTTCTGAACCCCACTCTTTACGAGTACGAGATAGCTGCTCACGAGCTGTCTGTGGATCTACTTCTGTTATGTGTGCTCCTTGGTGTGGTTGGGATATAGGTGCATTTTTATCTGCTCTAAACTCTACTTCACCACGTCTTAACTGTGCTAGTCCGTTTTGTACTGTTGCCTGTTTTAGATTCTTGTTTCTATCTTGTATCTGTTTTACAACTTTTTTACCACCTCTACCCAGTGTGTAAGCAAAACCATCAAAGAATAGACCTATGCCCATACCTTCAACAATGTTTTTCATCTTCATTACGACTGGGTGGTCGGTATCTTTGGTAGATATAGGTGTATCCATCCAGCCATAACGATCACGTAAAGCACCTAAAGCGTTCTGTTCGTCTGACTCTTTTGATATAAGATCAGATACAGCTCCAACAGCCATACCTCTTACAACGTTACCTTTAGCTAATGCTATAAGACCAGCTGGTAAAGCAACTATACCTGTAGCTGCGGCAGCTTTTGCGGTTAGTATTGTACCAGCTGCTAAAGATCCGAAATGTACTAGACCTCTAAGCTGTTTACCCCACCATGTTTTTGTTTCGATTGGATTATCATAACCACCAAAGGGCGAAAAATCTGGCTTGTATGAACCAGTCTCTTCCCTTTGTTTTTGCATCTCCCCAGACAAAGCGTCGACTGTACGTTCTGGAAACGTAGCAATAGACGATGCAGTGTCTTGTAAACCACCAGATAAAATAGACTGACCCTCTTTGATAAGTGCCTTAGCACCCCATGTATCGGAGTTGCGTGGATCAGCTTGTGTGTCAACGGCCTGTTGTTCGGCCTGAGCTTGCTCTGACTTTGCCTGTTCTTCGGCAATTATCTTGGCTCGATATTCGTCTGATATGTCTTGAGCTACATTTGCTAGCTTATCAACCATACCTTCGTCTACCGTATATTTTCCTGAGTCCATTAAATTGTTAATCCTCCAAAGTCATTCTCGACATAATCTCTAATTAATCCGTCGAAGAATTTTTCTGTTTTGGTAGTTGGTTTAACTACTTTATCTAAAATTATTTCGTTTATATCACCTTGTACATTTTGAAACTGATTGTTTGTCATGCCTCTAAGATTAGGAAAGAACTGTAATACTTGTGTTCTTTCTTCATCAGATAAATTAGTCAGCCTACGCCAGTCTTTATCAGCATCAACTAATGCACCCATAATACTATTGCTTTTGTTGGCTTGTATTCTCATCAGGCCAAAGACTATAGCATTTTGAGTCTTCTCATCCATTACCCCGTCTACTCTTATACCACCAGCTTCAACAACTTCTATAAGTTCCTGTGCACTAATCTTAAAGACACCAAAATCTGTCGCACCAGCCTTAGCTTTTCTGTACGCATCTGCAACTGTCATTTCTTCTAGTTTGACTTTTGGTTTTGTAAATGGGTTACTGTTAGGATCTTTATAGTAATTTGAATTATCTGTGACTTTGAGAGAGTTAAGCATTTTAGCTTCTATAGTTGTATCATCATCATTATTAAGTAAATTTAGATTCTTAGTCTGATTCTTACGTAAGTATAGAAAACGTTGCTGTTCTTCTGTTAGGTCAAAGAATGTTTCTGGGTTCTTCATGTTACTAGCATCACCCGGAAATGTAGCTTTATATCTTGCAATAGCATACTCATGTGGCATTACGTTTGTACCATGAGTCACACTTTTAAAATATTGTGGAAAAGGTAACGAAAATCCACTTTCATAGTAATCATACAACTGATCTAATGCACGTTTCTCGTCAAGAGATACAAAACCTTTTTGATTCATTACAGAATCTATGCCATTATTTTTTAAATAATTCATATCATTATATATATCTACAGCTAAGGTAGGCCTATCAACATCAACTTTACCAGCAAATTTACCGTTCAACATTTCTTTTAAAAGCCCAGATGGGGCTGCAAATCCTTTCCCATCAGGATCATACTCTTCTTTAACAGCATCTTGTAAACTTAAACTAGCGTCACCCTTCATTCGTTTTTCAACTCTTTTCTGTAATTCAAATAAAGCCGCTTTTACTTCTATGTTTTTTTGTAAACTTGTAAGTTCAAAGTTTGGATTATTACCAGATGCTCTGATTCCGTTTTCATAGTCCCTTGCAAGATTTATACCAGTAGAAAGTATTTCGTTTCCTTTTCCCACTAAACTAGAATATGACTCATTACCTGTACCAGATGTTTCATCTGTTAGAAGATGAGGTGGTAAAGGTAAATCAGTTCTTAAATTCTTAGTTTTTAAGTCTCTACGAAACAGAGCTTCTTCTTCAGCAAGAGCAAGGTTAAAATCTGTATCTGATAAATTTTGAGCACGTAACTGTCTTACTCTTTCTTGAGAATTTAAAACTACTGATTTATATACTTTATCATCAGCTTCAACCATAATACCTACTATGCTGTTTAGATATTTTAGATTTCCCCGTCTTTCTCCGTCAGTACCTATACCAGAATTAGCATAACCTTCAATCTCTAAAGGTTGACCTTGTTTATTTTTTTTACCAGAGTGTTTAAATTTGGCTTTATTTATAAGGTGTTGAACACCGCCAACTTCCAACCGATCTCTAAGATTATATGCTTGTTCAATTATATAATTTAAGGCTTCCTTTTTTTCTAAACCTTTTTTATTCATTACAAGCTGTATTAGACCTATTTCGTCGTCGTCATAAACTCCGTTATAATCAGTAGTAGTTGTACCATCTTCATTTGTAATTTCTCCTTTAGAGTTAATTGTACTTATAATGGCACTTTTTAGTTCTCTATCTACATTTTTAAAATAGTTATTATCACTTGTTTGTTGCCACTTATTTAACGCCTCTTTTTTCGCTTTTATAAGATTTGGGTACAATTCCCTGTTAAAATATCTACGAAGCGATCGACTGTTTACATTTAAACCCTTGGCACTTGCATCTATAAGATACTTAGTAACAATATCTTCAATACTATTTTTTATACTGTTTTCAGCCTCAAGCCTTGTAGGTAGATTAAATACATTATTTTTTTTAATCAGATTATCAAGGCCGCTTATTGCAAAAGCATTATACTCTTGTTTAAAGTCATCAGTATCTAGAGTTTCAGTATCAGGCATGAATGTTCTTTTTAAAAATTCAAAAGCTCGAGGATCGTCACCAGCAAATTTTCTTAATTCAGCTTGCTGTTCAGCCTCCGTCATATCCTGTACTTTTTCTTGAAATTCTAAAAACTCAGCTTTCTTGTTAGCAAGCAGCTCATCACTAAACTTAAGTAGTTCTCTTGCTTCTCTATTCTTTTCTCTTGCTTCTCGAAATTTAGCTACATTAGTAACAAGTCCACTTAGCTGATCTAAATTGTCAAAAAAGTTTTGTGCTTTGAGTTCTTCTATATCACCAAGTTCTTTAAAAAATCTTTCTTGGTCTGCTATGTTTCTGTCAATCTGTTTGTTGACTGCCTCTTCCATGTTAGCTTCGGTAGAGGCGTAGTTACTAACCGGTAACTCAGGAATCCTGTCCCTTTCAGTACCGATTAGATTTCCAAATGATGATGTCATGATTTACTAAATATCTTAAATATACTTGACTCAGTGCCTATACCAAGTCCTGAGTAAATGCTAGCAACCTGACTTGCAATCTGTAAAGCACCACCAAGTCTATTTGAAGGAGGCAACATAACTGGTGCACCATACTCTGGTCTGATACCAAGAGCTTCTCGTGCTTGCGCTTGTTTAAGTTGATATACACGCTGTATACCTTGTTGTGTATATGCCTGATTACGTCCAAGCACATTTTGTATCACACCTTCAACTTCTGCATTTTTAGCAAGTAAATTAAGATATTTGTTTTTACCAAAAGTTCTGCTACGGCCACCTTCATCTACAGACATTGTAGCAAAGTAAGCTCTGGTAGCGTCTTGGACTCTTAACCTACCTTTTCCTAAAGTAGCTAAGGCTTGTGCATAGGCATCACTTTGATCTCGTGATAAACCTATGACATTTTGTTGTTGTGTTCTTTCTAAAGTAACTTCTCTGTTAAAAAACTTTAGACCTTCGGAATAATATCGGGCATCTTTTTCAGCAGCTCTTGCTCGAGCTTGTGCTCTTATCCCTGCATTAGCGTCTACGCACACGGCAAAATTCAATAAATGTTACATTGTTTGGCCCATGTTCAAACTTACGTAAAAACTTGAAGCCTAGAAACTTAAGTAGTTTTAAATGTACTTTGTTTCGACTGTCAACTATATTCCAGAGGAGGGGCTCAGTACGGCTATCGACATACCGTTTGGCCTCTCTTGCAAATGTAATTGGATATCGGTGTATATCAGGGGTGCAAAGCATCCATATATCACCTTCTTTTCCTACTCCGGCCATGCCAGCAGTCTTGCCGTCAGGCACTGTAAAATACACGTAGGAGGGGTTGTGAGACATCAAAGATGGAAGAGTGGTAGGATCTATCCCGTGACCCTCTTGGACCTCTCTGAAGTCGTCTGGACGGAGGTTAGAGGCCACTTCTGTAGCAGCCTCTATCGTGATTGGGTGTATGTAATTAGACACGTTTATAAAATCTAGGTGAATAATCTCCTTCCCATGACAAGCCACGCAGTGTAGCTGGAGCGGGATGAGTCGATCTAAGTATAATATCTAAGTTTGTGTTCCGTTCATAGACGGGAACAGTCTTAATAAATTCAGTTATGTAAGGAGCACTTGTAGCGATATAAGCATCAGACGGAGTGGACTCGTAATCTACCTCATAATTGTTCTTACCAATACGTTTAAGTATTGCCTTGTAGGAGCCGAGAGTTCCAAAGTGAAACTTAACTCTATGTATTACAAGTGACGAATTGATATCTGCTCGTATATTTTGACCTTCTGCACGAGTTGGGTACAGAGTTGGTAGCTCAACTTCATAGTCGTAGACGTACCCTGCCTTATATGTACCAGAAGACCAGTCTCCGTTAAGAGTCAGCGTGTTTGCAAATGGATTAACTGTAGGTAATTCGTATCTACCTTCAGTAGGACTTACAACAGCTAAACTATAGTTAGGTGTAGTAACAGTGCTTAACCACCCCAGACCACTGAAGGTTGTGGTGTTCGTAACAGGCTCAAAGCTGCCACCGCTAAGATCAACGTTATTATCCAAATGTAGTAAGTATTCGACATCGTTTTGTGTAGTAATAGGGTCTGTTTCTTGACGTATCAGGTTGATGCTTTGTAAATAGTAATCACTATCTAAAAAGAAATACTGATCGTTTATAATAAAATGATATATTAATGGATTGTTAAGCTTCCATTTGAACCATGCAGCTTGAGACCGTTTCTCAGCAACTTGAAAGTATTTATATCCAATTACAATATCGCTGTCAGTTTTACCAAGTAAGACGATTGAGTTCTCTCTAGAGTTAGTCAAAAGGTCTATATCTTTAGGCAGTAAACTGGGTACAATCTTACTGACTTCGACTACGCTTGGCTCACCTTCTCTACGCACATTTGCCATTTCATTGAAGCGGCTGAACTTACCAGAGTTATCAACATAAGCAACTGTGGTACCAAGAGATATGGGAGCTATTGTTTTATTATAATTAAATGTAGATACACTTCGTAACTTAGCTGTATCAGGATTTAAAACTGTATCATCAGATGACAGTAGGAACTGTTGGTTTGTGCTAAATACAAGTAGACCTGAGTTAATCTCAATACCGTCAAATAGTTCTGAAGGAAATGTAGAGGAACAAGCAATGTCAATAGGATCACTAGCTGATACAGTCAGTGCTGATTCTATAAAGAAGTCAGGAGTACCCACCGTACCCGGTCTACATAATACAACATTTTCTCCGGATAGCATTGCTAATCTATTTCTAAAAAACAATACTTTGTTTATACGGCTGCCAACAAAGGATGGGTCAGGATTAGTGTTAATGTCACCGACTCGTCTATCTTCGTAAGTAAACTGCTTAACAGTAAACTCAGTCGCAGCTGTACGCTGTATAACCAAAGGCATGTTTGTTAAGGTCTTTGCGATACCCGGTTCCGCACACTCAACCCAAGAGCCTGTACCATCTTTATCATTTTCTCCCTCAAATTTAAGAAAGTAATCATCCTCATCAGCTCTTTGAGAGTTACTTACTTTTGCTATATAACCATGCTTGCATTGATTAGGTAAACGAGTCACATCATTAACAGTCCCTTGAAAACAACGCATTAAGTCTTCTTCAACAACTTCTACATTGAACGCAGAGGCACTGCTTAGATACATACCCGTACCAATAATTGTACCAGTTACACCGCTAGGTAAGGCAGATTTAATACCACCAAGAATAGTGTCAGCAGTTACAGCTGTGTCTGCATCAAAAGGGGTAGGAGCTGGACGTATAAGTCCGGTGTCAGCACCATTATATTTAGCATTAACTTGTACTGTTTCTATTTCAGTCACTGTTATATCTACGTGGGCCTGCGTACCATCATTTTTAGCTTCATCAGCATGTTCTGGTATAACTCGAACTGTATCATTAAGTGCCCATCCTTCACCACCATGTAGCAGCACAACCTCTATACTATAGCTGCATCTATAGTTCTGACCATCAGGGCCATTCGCGAAGTTTGATGAGTCATAGTTAGGACTCACACCTTGTTGACCAAGTGCTGTAACACGAAATGTTAAGTTGGTTTTACCTGATGTAACTAATGCTGAGTTACTGTCAATTCCAGCTCGAACATGTGTAATATTTTCAGAGGCATCATAAGTAGACTTAGCGGTTACAGCATATACTTCTGTACCTATACCGGGGCAGTGTCCTGTGCCATCGCTTTCACCAAAGTTATGACCTGTAATTTTTACTTTAGTAGCACGTGTAAGGGTTGTGACATCTGTGCCATTGTTTATGTTAACTCCATACTGCCTACCATTCTCTGTACGTAGCAGTTCAATAAAACCAAAGTGAGTATCAGGTCTAGCATCTGTTAATGGTGTAATTGTAACAGTACCAGAGTTTGTAGCACTAGCAGCTGTTACAGTAAATGTATTAGCATCTGCAACTGTTTGCACTATGAAATCACCATCAACAGCAGAGCCAGATGTAAAATCTAGATTTACATTATCATTGACTGATAAACCATGATCTGTAAATGTAACTGTTATTGTAGTACCTGACTGAGAATATATGCCAGAAAATGTTGTCCCAACGAGAGTATTTGAGTTGGTCGTATCTCTATTGGTTACAAACGTAGTATCATTGATTGTTAAGAATTGTAAGTTCTCTGGTTCAGCGGTAGTCAGATAATTTTGTATAGCTGTCTGACCACCTGTGCCGTAGACTGTGGTCATCAGTTGTCCATCACTACAACGCCAAACTCTGACTTGACCGTCAGCAGCTACTTGTCCAATGTAAGATCCCTCTGACTCATCCCGAAAGTAATGAAACCATGATCCACCAGTTTGTACACTTGATAACGCATCAGCACCGATACGTTTTGCACCCGGTCTTTTAAATAAACCCTTTGTAACATCAGGTATAGCATTTATAATGTTAGTGACCTGACCGGGAAACTTAAGATGGTCTGGTTGTTCTGATATACCTAATGCAAATGAGGGTACTGTTTGTGTTATGCCTGCCATTATCTTCTAAGGTTTCTCCAAGGTTGGTAAGTTTGATATGTGGTATTATCTTCAAAGCCAAACATACTGTGATCACCCTGATTACATTCGTACTCCTGTAGTGCAGCTCGTGATAAAGCTTCTTGTTGAGCAAGTAGTTTAACAAGTTGAGGATTTGCTACAAGCTGTGTAGCAGCCATACGGGATGCTCTGTATGTAATATAACGTCTGAAGACTATAGGTAGATCTTCAAATGCGTAGAGCTTGACTACATCTAAAACAAGATTGCTGGTAAATACATCAGTATGATCTATTTTATCATACAAGAATCCTTTACGACGTACAAGATCCATAGTTCTACGGGTTTGGTTGTCGTGTAAGTCAAGTGATAAAACATCGTTAGGTATTGGTATCTTACCATCTGAGTTGATAGAATACTCTACGTGTTTCTCTGTGTTAAAATGCCACCCCTCTGCCTGCGTGTCTACGTTAGCATCTCGGAGTAGGTTAAATATAAATGATACCTCTGGGTTTTCAAAGTTGAGCTCAGTCAACGGTGCTTGTCCGATAGCCCCCAGTATATTGTTCACTGCGGATAGTTCGGTATCGATGTCAATAGTTGTGGAAGCCATATAAAAAAAAGGGGAGCCGAAGCTCCCGTATAAAAATAAAAATTAAGCGTTTGTTGGATAGTTGTCACCGAACGCAGCATTACCTGTAGAAGCAGGGTCTGCACCGGCTAGTAACTCAACACAAGCAGCTGGGTTTAGGAAGTCTGCACCCATTGCTAGTCTTCCAAGGATTACGTCACCTTGGTATACAACTGATACATCACCTGAAGTTACCTGAACCTGTGGGCCGATAGCTTCAACAACACCAGCAGCTTCTCTTTGGAAGATAAGTCCGCAGCTGTTCTCAAAGTCAGAGTGATTACCATAGTTGTTATGGATACCAGTTACGTTAGAACGTGCATCTTCCATTCCATTAGCAGTTGTGTCGTCGCCAATGAATGAACCTACGTTTCCGGGGCTTGTTACACCGGGGTTTGTAGCAGATGCAGTACCATACTTAGTACCATAGTTTCCGAAGAACGGAATGTTCATTGACTTGTAGATTCTAATGCCTGCAAT